CTGTGATTCCGATGCCTAGTAACCAAGCACCCGGTTACTCGACCATGGCACCTTCCTTCAAACCTACATTACCCGCGATGCGCTGGATGGCTTCTTCAGCCAGCCTGTATATTGCCTTCTTCCTTGCAGCCGTTATCATTTCGTTATCGATTCCTCGCAACCTGCTTCTTCAATATGTTCCCAATGCCTACACCGGTTCAGGAGTTGTCAGCTGGACGGGTGCAGGTGTGTTAGGTCTCGGTGCGGTCATCCTTGCACACCTTCTGAATGGGTTTATCTCGAGTATCCTCGGATAAAAACGGATTCTGTTTGGACAAACGATTGGTCCTCCCCATTACAATGCAGAACTTTCCCTCTCACTATTCTAAACTCGAACGCGAACTCTTGACCGACGCTTATCAGGCGATTACAGCCTGTGACCTTTGGGACTGGATGAAGACCTATACCCCAGACAAAGGCTTTGTGTTTTCAAGCCATCCAAATCTTGACCGTATCAATGCAGCTATGAAGTATACTGGACACAGTGGAACTTCATATGGATGGACGATGCGAACCATGGAAAACATTGCTAAACTTGGCTGGGACGAAGCGTTAAACCCACCCTGTCCGTGCCGTAGAGCAAAAGGATTCACCTTTGGTTGGTGCGGTGTAGCCGGTGGAGGTGTGCCTGGTTGCGAGCATTAACGCAACATATAGTACACCCACATGAAGTTCGACCATACACACCATAGCGATCCAAATGTACTATATTGACGATGATTTACATAAAAATAAGCGAAAAGTGCGAGTAGACCTACTACAAGTTCAGTCTTCAATGCAAAGTAAGCACCTATAGACAAACCTATCCAATACGGAAGGGATGTTATGTAGTCAAAGTTCCACATCCAACTGAAATGTCCATCGTCTGCAACGACAAATCGAAGGTCACGCGACCCATACAAGAGTTCATTAATGGCTTGGATAACAAGATATGGGATGACAAAGGAATACTTTTTCCCTTCATAAAAAAGTGCTACAGGTTGGGAAATCAATGCTAGCTTTCCTAGAACCGAGAGGATACGTTCATCGACTGCATCGATCCAACGCAGTCCTTCGATAAGCTGTATCTGAGATACAGCAAATGGAAAGTAGAATGGTTTACCCTGCTGATATAAGAGGATAGAGCACATGATTCCAAAGAACCATGTACCGAACGATACTTCTGCACTGTAACACATGCTTACAAATAAGAAAACAGAATAACACAATGTCCCTCCTCTCGCTGCTGTTTTCACCTACGTATCTTCGTGAACCACCAGCGTTTTTTCATCCTCGCATCTTGGTTGGACCCGGGGTATTTCTGACTCCAGAGTTTGTTGAAAAGTATGGCATTACCCATGTAATCAACTGTGCACAAGATGAGTTCTCTCCTCCATGGTGGAGAAATCGCTATCCATCCAAATACAAGGTCTTGAATGCCATTGATTCGCTACAGACCAACATTCTAGAGTGGTATCCCGAGTTTGAAGCTACATTGCATCAGTTCTTACGAGAGGGAACGGGAATGGTCTATGTCCATTGCCAAGCGGGTATGAATCGTTCTGCATCTCTTGCGCTGGCGTATACCTGTAAGAACTTGGGTATGGAGTTTGGACAGTTAGTGTCTTCGGTGCGTCGTCAACGACCCTGTATTCTTCAAAATCAAGTCTTCATGAAGCAAGTGAAGGAGTTTGTAAATGGACGTCTTCAAGATTCGGAAAACACGGGACAACCCCACTACGTCTATCGCGACCGGTACGCTCGATTCTTTACACCAGGGAATCGTACAAACGCTCAAGGACTCCAAAATCAAGCAGGAGAGTCTGAGGGAGGAACTAGACAGTTTACAAACGGAAATATCTCGCCTGTGTTCTACGAATGATATTAACGACATTGTGAAGGCTAATCACCTGCATGACCGCATTCGTGAGATTCAAGACGAGTTGGAACACGCACAACCTGTGGAAGAGTATTACTTGAAAAACATGGACTTGCTAGACGAGTATTACAAGAAGCAAGATACCTCGGTCAACGCTCCTATTTTGCAGTCCAAGGATGCCAATACCTTCCTCAAGTTTTTCAGCGCATCGGTTCCCTCTGAGAATGGTCTGTCGCGCAAGCAGATGTTTGATGAGTATGTTCAACGCATGAAGTTGTCCAGTGGTCCCGAGGTCGTTCAGTTATTGACCGAGCATTGCGTCCAGTGTAATGTTGCGCGAGAGGAAATCAGTTCAGAAGGTATTTTAGTCTGTCCTCGTTGTGGCTCCGAAGAGTATGCGTTGGTTGTCTCAGACTTCCCGAGTTTCCGTGACCCACCGAAGGAACGCAACAACTATGCGTACAAGAAGATTAACCATCTCAATGAAATCTTGAACCAGTTTCAAGCCAAGGAATCGACCATCATTCCCGAAGATGTCATGAACGAGGTCATCATGGAACTCCGCAAGCGCCGAATCCAGAACATTGCAGATTTAACGGAAGAGGATATACGTCATATTTTGAAGAAACTCAATCGTTCTAAGTATTATGAGCACAGGGCCCACATCCTCTCTCGACTCAATGGAAATCCACCTCCCACCATTACTCCCGAAATTGAAGAGAAAATCCGAGCCATGTTTCAAGATATTCAAGCTCCTTTTCTGCTTTACTGCCCGAACGACCGCACGAACTTCTTGAGCTACTCGTATATCCTCTACAAGTTCTTCGAGCTGTTGGAGTTGGACGAATACAAAGTCTTCTTTCCGTTATTGAAATCACGAGACCGATTGATCGCCCACGACCAAATCTGGAAGAAAATATGCGACTACCTGAACTGGGAATTTATTCGGAGTGTATGAATAAACAATGTCTTCGATGGATTATCAAAGAGCTGTGGAGCGCGGGGAAAACCTCGATGATGAGATAAAAAGACAGGATAAAGATATAGCCGCGAAGAAAGCTGCCCGTCAGCCCATCGTTAATACTCCTGTCGCCGTTCCTAGTTCTATTTGCTTCGTAGCAGACGAGAACGAGAAAAAACAATACGTGTGTCCGGAATGTAAAGCCGTAGAAGGCGGATCGGCACGCATCATCACTCATAATTTTAACTGCAAAAATAAGGGTAAAGAATACTGTCAGAAGGGCAGTAAACGCAGTCGCACCAAGAAGTCCAAGCGTAGTAAGTCACGAAGCAAAAAGGCGCGTAAAACTCGTCGCAGCAATAAGTAAATGTCACTGCGTGCAAGGGTTGATGACTTCTGTAAGACAGCCACAGGGCTTGGAAAGAAGATTGAGACATTGGAGTTTGAGATCAAGACCCTTAAAGAGAAGTTGAATGCTGCAAAAACTGTCAAGGCAAAACCGACTTCGGCTCCGAAGAAGACTCGCAAGGTGAAGAGTGTCAAGGCGGTTGCGGAACCAATGAAAACAACACGCACGAAGATGACGGATGAGGAGAAGGCGCAACGAAAACGTGAGAGGGAAGTAGCAAAGGAACTTAAAAAACGAGAGGAGATGGGTCTTCCTCCAGTAATGTAAAAACTCAACTACCTGGAGTGGGAGGTCAGTTTAAATACTCATCTCCAGCACGGACCGCACGAATCGCATTGAGTCCACTTCCAACCGGTTTGTTCCTTCGTTCAAGGACTTCGATTCTTGAACGAAGACTTGCAACTTCTTGGATAAGTTTGGATAGTTCTAGTCGCTTCAGTTGTGCAGTAATACCGTTCGTAGTTCGACTCACTTCTTTGGCTATTTTAGAGGGGGGTATTCCTTGTTTAACTCGTAGTAGGATGTAGTGGGATTCACCGTCATACCATTTCTTTCCATGTCGTTGAGGGAGCTGCATTTTTAGGGGGAGGTCTAAACGACCAGGCAAAAATAAATCCGTTTTTACCTGGAGTGCTCTCGATGAATCACGCGGAGGTTGCGAAGATGTTGGAGCTTTTCATAGAACCAGTACTGGCATAGCATATGAGGTGCGAGTCCTGCTTCGTAACACATCAACACTGGAACAGAATTGGATTTGGGAGAGAGAACGCGTTCGTGAAGCATACGATAGACTTCAATCGTGAGTTCGGGAAGAAGGTGTTCAATACGACGTTGACGCATGAAGGGTGCACCAAAGGCGTCTTGGGAGTAGGGATGTTGGAGAACATCGTAAATGAGGGCTAGGCACTGTTTACAGGGTTCCATTAGACTTCATGGATTTATTCAAAGTGATTCCGTTTTAAGTAAAGAGTCACATAACTCGTAGCCAAGACAGTTCCAAAAAACCAAACATCATTCGATGTCCATCTAAACCCAGTATCCCAATCACCTAGTGTGTATTTTGTAAGCAGTGCAGTCAAGAGTGGAACTACGATGATTGTAGGAAAGTTTGAACGGTTTTGAATCATTGATAGTCCAAGTGTCACCAAGACTACAAACAAAAAGGTCCGTATCATTACGTATCTATCGATATGTTTTTCATTCTATGGGTGCGGTGTCGACACGTAGACTTTCTGTCTTTAAGATGACTTCGGCTGGTTTAGGTTCGGTCAGAAACACATTCGTCAACACATGTTCAACTTCCATCATAGCAGTCTTGACTTGAATCATGTCTTGTTCACACTCGTCCCATTTGCCCCAGGGATACCAAATCGTGTGATTGTATTGGTTGTGGTAGTAGAACGTCAAGATAGGTTGTCCAGTCCAGGACGTACCCATACTGACGTTGGCGAGGGAAGGAATGTGGAAGACTTGTTGGTGGATGCGAACGAAGCGAGGCATTATACCTTTCAGACATTTGTTGGGAGGATTTCCGTTTTTACGGCTTGGATAACGCGATAATCCATAGATACCCAAAGGAAGGGATCATGTGGAGTATCATGTGCCATCGAGTTGCAACTGTGCAGTCTGAATCCCATGCGAAACAACGATAGTATCGTCCAAAGTGATATAACACATTTCCAGTGACCACTAAGAGTGAAAGAGGAGCCAAGGAGTATGGAAGTCCTCGAAAACTCATGAACGATGCAATGGTCATATTCATGTACACAAGGAATAGGTCTACAGTGAGAAGAGATGGATATCTAGGTTTAGTAGCGTGCCAGAGAGTGGATGTTACACACAAGGACATACACCACAAACCTGCAAGAACTTCACGTTTGTATAGAAGTGCTATAGCAGGAAACGACAATACTAGACTGGATGCCACTAGGTAAGGATTTGAAGCCATTGAAAAAAGAGTAGGTTGGGGCGATTACCGTCCGTTTTTACAACAGTTTAGCTCGCTCCCTCATCCAGAGTTCAATTGGAATGTGTGGCATCAACCATTCACAGACTTCACCCACATCCGGTCCATCTTCATGTACGTGGTCGGTAACGAGTTTCTCGACACGCCAGAGGACTGCACTTTCCGAGCGTTTGAGTTTGTCGGCAACCTCGAGAAACGATGCCTCTCCTCGTCGTAGATAACGGATGAGTGTTCGTTCTTCTGCAATCGTCCAGGGTTTGTTCTCCCTATCCGTAGGGTGAGCGTGTTTGAACTCTTCGAGTTCTGCGATGCGTGCATAGAGTTGTGTGAGTTCAGTGTCAATGGGGTTCATTGTATAGAAAAAGGAATACTAGAAGTAGGAGCTTCCGTTTTCTAAAAAAATAAGCACTCTTAATAATGACAACTCCTGACTACGGACGCGATACTCACTTAGTTAATATAACCCTTAAAAACTTTAGACCAGTTATAGGAAGTTTATATTTTCATGGACTCAGTTTTCATTCATTACCACCCTTTCCTAAAGAACTTAGTTTTCTTCAGATTTCACAAAATGAAGAACTAACTACATTACCAGCTCTTCCTGAAGGACTTCGATCATTTAGATGTCATAATAATCCAAATCTTACTACTATTACAGGACTTTGTCCAGAAGGAATTAAGAATGCACCTGCAGATTACGTATTTGCAAACTGCCCAAAGCTTAAAGTTCAACCAAATCCTGGTGAAACATGTGGTGAGTTTTTTCGACGATTTATGATGGCTGAAGCAACTGGAAAAAAGGCAACCGATCAGGCAATTCGCGATGTCTATGAAGAAAAGACAGGTCAGTCTTCTACTCCAGGAACGGGTCCAGTGGATCATATTCGTAGGTTTTTAGATGTTCAACCAAAAGGTAGAGGTCGTAAGACGACACGAAAGAGTAAAAAGCGTCGAAGCACTCGTAAGTCTAAACTAACTCGCTCGCGTTAAGTCGACGGCTCCATGCGAACAACCAAAGTCCAGACCGTTCACATTTTTCAATCACTTTGGGTGTGAGCTTTGTGCGGTCACGAGTCGACATCTGTTGATTGAGGTGTATGAGTCTATCCCACAAGTCGTTGGGTGTTAACTTGGTCTCTTTCATCAGACGATGAAACTCGTCAAGAATCATATCCGAGTTGAAGTTCGGTGCATTGGGTCGTCCTGTACTGACTTTGGCGAGTTTGAACTTTGCACAGAAGGCGTTCCGCATTTCAATCAAGTCACCTGTGTCAATCCCAGTCTCTTCCGACACATAGAGTTCAGGTACAGAGAC